TCTTTTTAGCTTGAGCAGAGTTCATTCCTTTGGTGACCATTGCTTTCTCAAACTCAGCCTTCTCTGGTGCAGTCAAAGCTGAACCAAACAAATCGTTTCTGACCTTGTTGACATTGTTTTGATAATTTTGCCACCATTGATATAGCGCAACACTTTTCTCATCACTTTGCTTGCCAGCCGCAAAAACTGCAATTTCGCCAGCAGCATTAGTTCCATAACCAGCATATTCTGGTTTAAATGTGTCGTAAAGATCAACAAGTTTGTCAACTCCTGTTGCTCTTTCTGCAAGTTTTGTTGAATCGCCAAAGTTAATTGGCTTGCCATCCTTGGCTTTTTCGGCCTCATCTTCCGCTTGTTTGATTTTGAGCCTAGCCAATTCAACATTCAACTCTCTGAGAGTATTGTTTGTATATCTTGACTGATCTCTAGCACTCTTATCCGACTCATATCTTTGAGCATCGCTATTCAACTTTGTCAACTTTTCCAGCAATCCATTTTGGTCTTCAAAGTCAAGATTCGCAAAGTTTTTGGCAAGTTGGTTAGCGTAGGGCAATATCGTTGGATGAATTGCTTTGCTAGTAATCAATGTTTGAATTGCATTGTCAGATGTAACATTTTGAACTGGCTGACCCTCTGGAGTAACGAGTTTCCAAGTTCCATTTGGTTGACGTTCAAGGAGTTTTTCACCTTTCTTGAGTTCCTTAGTCTCTGGCGCAAGTTTCTTCAGAACCTCACGACCCGCAACAGTTGTAGAAAGTCTTGCTTCAACATCTTTGTCACGAGTCCCATCAGGTTTAAACAGAGTCCTAGCAAGTTGTTGAACTTGCAAAGATTCAACGCCCTGAACACTCTCAAGCCGTTGTTTAACAAGATTTGCACCAGCTTGACCATATTGAGACACAAGCAAATTAGCGACATCTTCATTGAATGTCTTAGTTGTTGGGTCAAACAATGGTTTTGTTGGCTCGCCAGTGTCAGGGTTGATGCCGTTAGCTATGCTCAACGCTCTGGCTTCCATGCCACGCTGTTGCATACCTTGACCACGTTCAACCAAGAACTTCTCACGCTCAAAGCCACGAATCTCTTGTTGTTGCGCCTGTTCTCTAGCTTTCATCATCTCATTACGCAAAAGGAAAGCGGCTTCTTGGTCACCGACTTGCAATGCGGCTTGAATACCTCTTGCATAAGAGTCTGGATTAGCGGGGTCAATCATGCCAAGGATTTGCTGACGTTGAGTAATCTTCTGCAATTGCGGGTCAACACCACCCAAAGCACCGCCAATGCCACCACCCAACTGGTAGCCAGCCTGACGCATACCGATAGCGGCTTGTTGGAAGGGGTTTAGTTGAACCTCATTTGCAGCCTGTTGACGAAACTGAGCCAACTGGTTTGCCTGATACTGTTCAGGAGATTGAAACAATCCTAAGATTTCTGATGTTGCCATGTCTTACCCCTTATGTTCCAAAGATTGTCTTGAGTTCTTCAACAGTGTATGTTCTTTGTTGTGGCTGAACACCAAACGCATTATTCAAGGCGCTACTAACCATTGGATTCTGAGCAAAACCAGACAACAAGTTACCAGATGCAGAGTAGGCATTTGCTGGAGCCATAGTAGCGGCGGCATTGGTAATACCTTCACTCAAGAATCTACCGCCAGCCGCTGTACCAGCAGTAGTTCTACCGCCTAACTCAACACCCAAGCCAAAAGGTCTTTCTGCAAGGCTCTCAAGTGCTGCTGATGTATCCATAGCGGTAGCAAATGGAGCATAAGCCGCTGTTTGACCAGAATAGAACCTGTTTTGCAAGTTAGCACCAGTATCAAACAAGCCAGAACCAAAAGTAATGCGGTTTCTTGCTTCTTGGTCAGCTTGAGCCGCAAGCACTAAATCTTGTTGAGCCAAAGCGTTGTAGTAAGCGGCATACTCAGGACTTGTAGCCATCAAGCTACCACCTTGAGCAGTAGCCGCACCACCACGACCTTGTTGGAACAACTTGTTCTGCAACTCAGCCAATTGAGTTTGTCGGCTAGGACTAATCAATGCTTGTTGTTTAGAGATGTAGTCAGCCGCAACAGCTTCAGGAGACTTTGACAAGTAACTTTCACCAAGCGAAAACAAACTTTTTGCAGCACCAGTCAAAGGCTGATAAGCGGCTCTTGCGGCTTCAATGTCAGTCATTCCTTGACCAGCCAAGGCTCTCAAACGATCTTGGTAACCTGTAATCTCTGCGCTAGGCGTATAGCCAGCAGTAGTTACATTACCTTGTGCATCAAAACCAAAGTTAGATGAGCCAAACCGTGTAGTTACGCCAACAGGACGAAACTTAGCGGCTTCAGCGGCAATACGAGCAGCTTCAATTGTTGCATTTGCTTGTGTTTGAGCCGCTTCTCTAGCTTGCTCTGCCTGTTTGTTAGCGCCAGCACTACTAAGCAATGCTTGAACACCAGCAACGCCAAGTTTGCCAAGTGTGTCTTTACCAAGTCCTGTTAATGCCGATGCCTTTGTCAGCAAGGCATCAATCGCACCTGTATCAGTAGGCGCAATTGGCCCCATAAACTCATTAGAAGGAGTGAAAAAACCATCACCAGATGGTGTAGTAGTTGTTACGCTAGGAGTTATAGAAGGAATGCTTGCGGCAACATCAACTGATGGTGCAGGGCTAATTAAGCCTTCTGGAGAAGTTACGATTGGCTGTGTATATGAAGAACTTGTAAACAAACCCTCACCACCTGTAGTTGAAGGCGCAACAGAAGGAGCCATTACAGGGGCTGAAAACATACCTGATGGTGGCGGGGCAGATGTTGCGCCAGTATATGAACTGGTGGCATTTGCCGCATCTCCAACAGGAGCCATGTCAACGCCAGTAGTAGCACCAGCCGCACCACTAGCCGCAGTTGCACCTCTTATCGCATTTGCGCCAGCAGTAAATGTTGCAGCAAGAGCCGCATTCTTTATAATGTCTTTTGTTGAATCACCAGCAATAGCACTTGCACCACCACTAAGAGCCGCCGCACCAACAATAGCCGCAGATGCCGCACTAGTAGCACCTAAAGTAGTCCCAATCATTGGAATGAGTGGCGGGTAAAGAATAGCCGCAACTGTCGCTATGGGCTTAATGTTCTTCTTTACCCATTTACCAAGTTTCTTTAATCCCATATCAAACTCCTAACTCGCCAGAGGTCATCATTTCTTTGACAATTTCTCGTGTGGTAATAAACAACCCAATAAGTTGATAGTCAATCTCACCAGATAAATCTGCTTCTTCAGCCAAATCGTTATCAATAACAGCTTGCAAAAACTGAGGATACAAAGACTTGTCTTTTAAGACTGCTTCAGCCATGTCACCAAGTTGCATCAGCATCTTTGGGTCAAGACCTTCTTCTTTAATTGACTCAATCAAGTCACGTTTGATTTGTTCAGCTTCTTGTGGTGTCGCCATTGTTCTTCTCCTTAAATAGTGCCGTTGGCAATCACGTTGCCCAACACAGTCAAATTACCACTAGCATCAATTTTTGCAACAGCAGTAGATGAGTTGTAGATGTACAAGACGTTAGATGTCTCTACAAACGAGAAGTTCGTAAAAGTGCCATCAGCCTTGGTTGCAATTGCAGTCTGAATGTTTGTAAATTCAGTGTCAATCTCAGAACCCTTGACAACCTTACCCGCATTGCCAGAAGCCAAAGCATCTTTAGCGGCGAAATTCGTGGTTTTTGTGTAATTACTCACTGTATCTCCTTAAACCGTTTTGCCATCTTTGGCTTGAATCTCAATCTTTTGAATGCTGATTGGCGAACCATTGATCTGCACTTCATATCCAGTCTGCACAACATTACCAAACCCTGATGCTGGTGCAGTCAATGTACTCAACTGAATGCCAGCAGAATAGTAAGCAACAGGAACACCATTAGCACCATACTCTGCCGTTCCATACTCAGCAACAGTAGTAACAGGAATGTCCAATGTTGCCGAATAGTACTGACCAGAGAAGTCGTAGCCCCACTTGATAATGAAGCCTTGATTAGAGCCGCCAATGACAACAACCGAAATCCTCTTGAGAACAGATGTAACCTCTGTCTCGTTAAGGTTTGCGTAGTTGGTGAAGTACTGCATACGGTATGTCGTAGCATGGTCTAGATAAGTACCATACTTACCAACATAACCATTCTTACCAATCAGCAAGTCACCATTACGGCGTGAGTACAGAGAAGTAGGCTCAATAGAGTCCCAAGTTGTTACCCTTGCAGAACCATCTTGTAACTGTGCCTTTGTATCAAATACATAAGTTACCTTGGTAACAGGCAAGTTCAACAGGTAGAAGCCATTAGATTCTGAGTAAACAGCCTTGATGTTTGCCAATACTTCAGAACTCACATTGGTCATTAAGTCATTACGCACATTCTTTGACAAGTCTCGCAAAGGTGCAGACTTCTCTTGAATAGTACGCAACAAACTACGCACACCACTGTTTGACAAGAAGATGATGTCAGTGCCAGTGGTAGCAATAGAGTCCCTAGATAAGCATCCAATCTCTGCAATGGTGTCAGCCAATGACATGGTAGATGGTGTAGTTGCACCTTGATAAACCAAGATTTGACGCTTACCAAAGACAAAGAAGTAATTGTTATGAGCAGCTAAGCCCATGATCTGATCTGCACCATTAGGCCAAACTCTAGATACATCTAACGTGCCTGAAGTGCCACCAGTCCACACATGACCAGCCAACAAGTCAGAGAATGTGATTGTTACGTTATCAGAAGATGTCTCAGCAACCCACAAGCGACCAAAGGCAGAAACAACAATGTTTCCTGATGGAACAGTGCCAGCATAGCCAGTCTTCTCTGAAACTCTGCGATATGTTGTGGTGCTAACAGCAGGGTCATAGATCAAAGGCGTATGACCAAGCTGGAAGAAGTAAGTGATGCCATTCAAGGATGCACACTGCCAGTTACTAGCTGTAATGGTAGGAGCAGTACCCCCTCCCCCATAGGTCAACTCGACAACAGCATTGGTTCCATCCAACTTGAATAGCTTATTGTTGCCAGCAAAGAGGACAGTCAAAGTACCATCAACTTGGACTAACTCATGGATGACACCAATGTTGTTTGCACCAAGATTGCCTGAAGACGAGTTAACCCTTGACCAACCCTTGCGTGAACCAATACGCCCAAACTGGTCAATCACGCAATTAGTGGCAATAGACGCAAAACCAGACACTAAAGTAAGCGGCGAGTCTTGTGTATTCAGCCCGAAAAAGCCGGGGGCTGAGATGCCATAGATCATCAATGGCTTGCTCATATAGCCACAAACTCCTGATTTTCAGGGTAACGAGTGCCTTCCAAAGC